CGTGGAACTATAATAACATCTTTTAAATTTCCAAATATTTTAGATTCTGTAGAATCTTTGATGACTCGAACTTTAAGAATGTATGCGTTTTACAAATTATCACCTGTAGTTCGTTTACAAATTAATTCCACACAATTTCATCAAGGGCAATTAATCATGACGTTTGATCCATTTTCACAATCGTATGACACCTATGCTGATGCTCAAGGTACTTCACATCCAGTTCATGATTTGTATTATGCAACTGGATTACCTTCAGTTAAAGTTATGGCGTCTGAATCAGATCCAATTGAATTACGAATTCCATTTGTACATCCACGATCTTTTCTCGTATCTAATTCTGATGCAGGATATGATACAATGGGGAAAGTTCGTATTCAAGTTTTAAATCCTCTTCAAGCAGCAGAGGGAGCAACCACAAACCTTACCATAACAGTTTGGATTTATGCTTCTGATGCTAGTGTTCATGTCCCTATTGCTTATCATCAAGCTACACCTTCGGGTTTAACTGAATTGATATCACAAGTAATGGGACCCGTTTCACAAGGAGTCCAGAATACTAGGAATGCGATTGGTCACTTAGCCTCAGGAAATGTAGGAGGTGCTTTAAGAAGTGGCCAAGGATTGATAGATAATTTGGGTTCTGTATTTGGTTTTGATTACCCCACCCGTATAATTTCATCAGAAAAGACAATATCTCCTGTAGAAAACTTAGCAGTTGGAATGGGAGCTTCACGTTCTCATCGACTAGCGATTGATCCAGAATCAGGATATATACCATCACCATCCATTTTTGGATCCTCTACAGAAGATATGGATTTTATGAAAATAGCCCGAACACCTATGCTATTGGCGCAACTTAAATGGAATACTACTGATAATCCAGGAGCATCCCTCATGGAAGCACCCGTAGCCCCTAGTGTAGCCCCACAAATACAGGTTAATGGAGTAAATGTTCAATTGATGTCATATTTGGCATATGTAGCTCAATTTTTCAATTATTGGCGTGGTGGCATCATATACGATATAGAATTCGTAGCCACCCGTTATCATTCTGGAAGATTGTTAGTTTCATATCAACCAAATTATTCAGTTCCCACATATTCAGCAGCATCATCATCTAATCCAAACGTGATTCTTGATATTCAACAAACATCTAAAATATCTTTTATGGTTCCATTTACGTCTCCGACAGCAATGAAAACAACCCGTAACAACGCTTCAGATGAATTTGAAACAGGATTTGTGCGTATATTTGTTCAGAACAGATTATGTGCAGCGTCTAATGTTCCTTCTGATATAGAAATAAACGTTTATGTCAGAGCAGCAGAAGATTTCCAGTTTTATGTTCCTAGAGCACCAACTTTTAATTTTCAGGTTCCCCCAACTCCTACACGAAATGCTATTCCTTCTATTTCAGGAATTGAATTACAAAGTAATCGAACAAAGGATGAGGGTTCTTCGACTGTAGCTCAGTTATGCTTAGGATCAGGAATTTCGCCACCTGAGCAAAGGTTTGGAGAATCTTATTCGATGCTAGATTTAATACGTAGATTTACATTCTTGTATAAAAGTCAATTACCAGTTAGTGTAGCAGAAAACCCGTTTCAAGTTGATCCAGGAAATTCACGATTTCATGTTCATCCTCGTTTAACACCAGGTTCACCATTTGCTAAGACTATGACGATATCAGATAATTCTTATCTTTCACAAATAGGAAGAATCTTTTCGATATGGTCTGGCTCCATTAGGTATAAATTTGTTAATCCTCGTTCACGAAATACAGAATCAGCATTGGCAATAACCCATTATCCAGATTGGGATTTTATTCCAAATGGTACCGCTTCAATACATACAGCAGGGTATGGTCTTACTTTAACTACTTTAGCTCAAGATAACACATTGGAAGTGGAAGTTCCTTACTATTCACCTTTCAATTTTCTTTTAACAACATTGTTACCAGATGATCTTGATGCTGATGGTTTTAGATATGATTCTATGCCCTTAGAAAATGGCGTTTTATTACAAACAGTTTTTGGTACTGTACCTGATGAAGCAGAAGGCAACGTAACACAATATGTGTTTATAGCTGCTGGTGATGATTTCAGGTATGGATATCTCCGACCCCCTAGCATTACACAGGCAAATAATGCTATCTATTCTCTTGATAAAGTTTTACCCTAGGATCTTATCTCTATAGACGGTTAATGAAAGTGGCAGCCCCACGGAAATTAACTTGGAAGAGGTTGGCGTAACGACCCAGCTTCGATTGATAAGAGAATCTCAAAACTTTTAGCCGCCCAGGCAATGGAGGGCTCTCCTAGTGTTTCAACTCGAAATAGTAGCTATTGGCACTAGTGATCCTGTCCTAATCTTCAATGTATCAAGAATGGAAGCTTTAAATCAACAAAACCCCCAGGAATTGTCTTTATTGGAACTCGCCCGGAATAAAATTTTTGAACTCTATGAGGAATGTGATATCTTTGAATATTTTAGTGGACTTACACATAATATATTCACAGAAGATCAATCTAATAGAGCACTCTATTCGACACTCCCCGACGTAACTGAAGAAACTGGTTTCAACTATATTGAATACCCAGATGATATCTGGAATCATATAGCTGATGCCTTGTATGCCTTTTACCCTAACCGACCGGAATATCTCTATGAAGATGCCATGTATTGGACCTTAAATGGTTCTGAATATTTGAACATTTTTCATCACGGAATGAACGAGATGTACTTGACGCACAACTGTAATCATTACGCTATCAGTTGGCTGACTTGGATATCTTATCATCGTATGAGAAAGAATTTGACTAATGATTGGATAGTAGATATGAAGATGTTTTTCATCGCATCAGAAAATCTACTTGATAAATTTTTCAAATTACCTTTCTTATACAAATCGGAATGTACCCTTTGTCCACATTGGGCCTGCGATCATCCATATTGCAGATCTGATGTTGAAGAAGCATACTCGTGGTATAAATTGTATTATTCAGTTGACCGCTATCGAAGTTTGTTCTCGTTCAAGGAATTCAAGGATTATACCTTTAGTTTTGAAGGACCCGATCAAAGGCTCTTTAGTGGAAAATTTGAACCTCGAGAAGAATACCATCGAGTTATACCATCACATCCCATTGCTATCGCAGATAGTTTTGATCCTCTATATTCTATGGAAACGGATATGGTTCCGTCAGGAATTGAAGAAGATATAGAAGAAGAATTGTCAAAACCTATTCAGCGTTTAGCTCAAAAGACATTACGGATAATCAACGAACATCAGCGAAAAGTTAGCAAGTTCACTGAGAAGAGACAACAAGCTAAAATGGATCGTCAAGTTAAACATAAGCTTCGAAAACAAGCTTATAAAATTGAAAGACAACTAGCTCGTGAAGGAAAGCAAGCCATACCATCTGGTTTAGTTTCAAATTCCTATCAAGCATTAATTCATTCATTAAGAGCTGTTCTTGCAGCTTTTGGCAAATATCACGAAAAATCAATCGTAGACCAATGGATTGTTATATGTATAACAATGTGTTCCAGTCCAAATGTCTCTGGTTTAATTAGTGTATTTGCTCAAATGATGGGTTTAGTGGGTATATCAATTTCAACTGTGTTGAAAGAAATTGCTCATTATGCTTGGGAATTTTTGGATGCGAGTATCACGAAAGCTCACAATGCAGCAAGATCGGCTTCAGAAACCATCTTCAACTACTTATATAGCCCTAGTCAACCCCAGGAAGGGTCTGTTAGTAGAGATGCTGAGCCTTCAGGCTTCGAAGAAACATTTTATGAATCTGTCAATTGTATTAAAGATACAGGAGACAAACTCTTTAAATATGTAGAGAAGTTTGGAGCAAACTCACCAGCTCTCCTTGCAGCAGTAGTTGCTGGAGCCTCAGCCACATTTGCAGCTTATTTGGTAGGAACATCACCAACGAATGCAGCATTTAGAGTATCTCGATGGGATAAATTAATTGCAGGATGTCAAAATTTTGCAAAATTTAAATCAGGTGCCTATGCATTTCAATCTTTTATTAAAGATTTTTGTACATGGACATATGATTTTGTCGAGAGAAATACAATGCACGGAGTGGATTCGCAGTTAGTTCAAATGATTAATGGAATCGATTTGGAAGACGACGTAACGAAAAGCTTAGAGAAGCGATACTTCTTTGAGTATTATTATTACATCACCAATGCCGTGAACCTACAATCAGTCATGGTAGACCCAAAGTGGAGAGAACGCCTACAATATGTAGAAAAAGTACTCACTATCGTACAACGCGAACTCTTCGATGACAATGCTAACGCAGAAAGTAGAACTCTGCTACAAAATGTCAACTTGATGCTGAAAGAGATTAAGACCATCTCTAAATCAACTTTTAAAAATCATGTTGATAATTTTTCACGATTTCGTCCCGCTGTATTCATGTTAACTGGAAAGGCAGGTTGTGGAAAATCAGTTTTCCAAACCTATTTTACGAATATGATGCTTTCAGTCTTGAAAACACAAGCTGAATTTGGAGTGCCAGAAAGTACTGGTGATCAATTGGTCACAGTAAATTTTGGAGACAAGTATTTAACAGGATATAAAGGACAATATTGTGTAGTAGTAGATGATATTTTCCAAGACGCCGACGGTGCGTTGGAAGGAACATCATCAGCATTACAATTCATTAACTGGATTAGTAATGCTCCCTTCGCAACAAACCAAGCAGACCTCGAATCGAAAGGAATTCAATTTGTTTCGAAAATGGTAGTGGCTTCATCAAACTGCGATGTACCAACATCAAAGGCGATTAAGTCACAAGATGCACTCTTACGAAGATTGGATTATCAGATTAGATTTATCCCAACCGAGACAGCGAAATCAGATCCCCTTTTAGGGAATAAGAAAGTTCGTTTAGAGTTGTATCAACCAGCCGAAACAACACCTGGAACTTGGACTATGCAGCATGTTAAAACTTTTGATAATGCTGAGCATGCAATTGAAGAAGCGATTGCTCATTATATCCAATATTATAGGAGAGAACAAGGGATTTTAGAATCTCGTACTCCTAAAGTTGAAGATATTGAGCGAATATGCCAAAAATTGCTCCCTAATAGACAAGCCACCCCTTCTGGTATGAGTGTCAGTAAAATGCGAACAGGAATTGCAATGTGGTTTTATGGACATTTAGCTACCATGACACTAAGAAGTGGATTGAAACAGATTCATAATGTCAACAACGAGATTGCCCAGGAAGTTTTAGATCGCTTCGGCGCATCTGTATTTGATCCTGAATTTATTCAGCGAGAGATTCACGACTACTCTGATTTTATCAAAGTAGCCGAAATCA